GGTCAACCTTTTCTGCGCCAATTGGAACAACCTGTTGACCATCGCACATATAGAAACCATCGTCAGACAGGAAAAACGAAACGCCCTGAATCTGAGCAATAGACCCGGCTGCAATACAACCCTTGCCACGAGAAATGTTGTCAAATTGGAAAACAAAAGGCGTTCCAACATAAGACATTCGGTGGATCGCTCTTTCCATGAAGACCAACCCAAACTCACCACCGCGAATACCGATGATTTGTCCACCGTCAGGAATGTCTTGGTAATCAGCCTGAGTAACCTGGCTGGTTCCCCATGCTGTTTCGTCATTGATACCAGACCAGCGAACCCTAGTCGGATAAACAGTGCTGCTTTCGGTCGTGAACGCAGTTACAACAAAATCACGGACAACAGTCAGATATTTACAGATTGGCGCACTAGCAGACAAATCAGCAAAGTCTGTAGATGAGCCAAGCGTGTAAGACTGCATTGGATCACTGTTGTTCGTGGCAATAATCACTTTGCCAAACTGAGTAAACCTGAATCTATCATTATCAGCACTTGGTGTATATCCACCACTCTTAGAAGCGTCTGTAACTGCACCAACACCAGATATATCAAATATTTTTGTGGAGCCAGCGGCAAACAGTTTTGTTACACCAGCAGGCGTCTTGGCGGCAACAAGCGTTGTAAGGTTTTCTCCAGCAGCATCAGAGAAAACAGCAGCCGTAGGCAATGGGCCATAACCAACAGCCTGAGAAACCACGTTTTTGGCATCCATCAAAGCGCCAGTGATACCAGGCTGATCCGGCATCCATTCGCCAAAATTTACCCTTGTCGTTGCCATACGTTTGTCCCTTGTGACTCAACAGTCCATGTATTGCTGTTGGCAGCAGATTCAGTCCAATTATTGATTGACGATTGTTCCGGCGTCCACGTATTTGCATCAATCGCAGATACCGACCACACATCTGTGCTTGTCGGTATCGGATTCCAGTTCCTGCCATCTTGACCAGCGCACTGCACATTTGTGACCACAGTCACAAAACCAACACCAGCAAACACACAAGACGAACCAGAAGTTACGTCAGCAACACACTCAATATTTGCATCGCCATAAGCAATCAATCCACCCAATGCGCTAAATTGCCCGCTTGTTTCAACTTGAGCAATTGCAAGTCTTACTCTAATTGCATCTGCGGAAACCGCTGAATCTGAAACAACAGAAGCAACACCATTCGCAAGAATTCCACCAAGACAGCTAACATCTGAATTGGCTGTAATCGCAGCATCAGCGAATTGAACTCGCGTTCCTTGACAAGATGCTTGTCCAGTTGCAGAAACACTACCAGAGGCGTTTTGGACGCGAATAGCATCACAAGCAACACTTGCAGAGGATGTTACTTGCCCAGAAGCAAACTGAACCCTGATTGCGTCACAAGATGCTGAGGCACTTGCAGTAATCGAGGCACTTGCGTACTGAACCCTTACCGCAGAAGCGTCAAACGCGCCAGAGGCCGACACATGAGCATCTGCAAACTGAACACGAACAGCGGAGGCGTCAAACGATCCTGTCGCGCTGACAGAGCCGTAAGCATCCCAAAGTGTGACTGATGTTTCGTAAAGCGGGCTGTCAAGCGTGAGCGTAAGATCATCAATGCTCGACTTTAGTTGGTCGAGCGAATCTAACGTCCACGGTGGCAGCAGGTCAGCCATTACGCCAGAGTCACGCTAAGAGAGCCAACAGCGATGCGGAAAACGTCACCAGTGGCAATCGTTTTAGACGCATCCAAAGCCGTGTGGAACAGCAAGTTTCCAGCGGTAGAAGCATCACGAATACCAACATAAGCAATCGTCCCCCAAGAGCCTGTGGCTTGTGGGAATTCAATCGCTGCACTGTTGGTTGTCACGCCGTTAGAAGGCGCACCAAACGTAATGGACTGACGGGCATAAGCGTTACCGCTGACCTCCGTGCCGGTATCGGCGTCCGTTGGATCAGTCGTGTAAAGAGCCAGATACACAGTCGCAGGACTTGTATAAGAGGTATTACGCAGCACTGCGTTAATCAGTGCATTCTCTAGGTAGTTGGACATTTCAGCCATTTTTTACCTCATCACAGTTCTCATTGCCAGGGGAACACCCGAATACTGGCCCTGTTGGTCAGATCGAGTCACAGAAGAAATCGCACGGTCAAACATGACACTCCATGTGTTGATCCGAGCATCATTCATTAGCCACGGTTCGGCCTCAATCAGTGCCCCATACAGCAAGGCATCCGGCGTATTAGCCAAAAACACATTAGATGTATTCGTGCTGCTCAAGAATTCAGGAGCAGCGAAATACAACAGTTTTACCGTGTAAACACCATCAGGATATGGAGCTAACTGGAACTCATTAGCCAGGATCGTGTAATCCAGTGGCTTTCCAGTCTCCCATGTACGGGAATTACGGTTGAACGCTGAAGGGCTTGCGTAATTCAGAGGCTGAACAGGATTGCCAACAACAACAAAATCCCTAACCTCAAGAAAATCATTAGGAAGTTCGACAGTAGCATCACCGGCAGTCGTTGACGTTGTAACGGTCTTGAGCATCTGACGAATACGCAAATCACGGCGCAGTCGTATTTCTGCAAGACGAATGAAATCAGGGATTTGACTAGTCAAGTCAGATCGTGCCAGATACCCGGCAATCGTTGTCTGCAAATCCGAGTAGCTGGTTATAGCCATTTACACCACTCCTGGGCGAGTCCTGAATGCACGGTTATCAGGCTGATTAAGCCAATGCCTAAACCGCTTTTCATCAAGTACATGGAATCCTCGCATGATTCCTAATTTGTTCAGATCATCAATAACAGTCAGTGGAATTGATGCAACTTTGTTCCCATACAGATCATCTGACCATTTGGCCCGTTCGTCGTATGAGTTAAATTCTTTTCGATTCGCCTCAACGATTCCAGAAACATCCTGAACGGTCTGAATAATCAAACCGCCTTCACCATCGGCATGGGCAACAGTTTTGCGGAATTCTGTGTTCATGGGCAAATTCTATCAGTAAGGGTAAAAAGAAAAAAGCCCCAGACTTTTGATCCGGGGCTTCTTCATTTACACCGAATTAAGCCGGTGTAATGTCGGCGATGATGCCGTGTGCAGCTTCGTTCTTAACCTCAAGGGTCAGTTCAGCCAGCAGTTGGGTCATCTCGCTGTCGCCAGTCTTAGCCAGTTCATTGGTCTGGAAGGGGCGCAGGTAAGCCACAGCAGCCATGTCAGGATCAAGCACAAAAGCGGCTTCATCGCAGGAGTTGGTGCTGGACATAAAGCGGTTCGGAACCACGGAGATCGTGCCGAAATCGCTCAGGTACACATCAGCAGCGCCGATGATGGTGGTCGGCTCGTTGGAAGGAGCCATGTAACGCTGTGCAGCGATACCAGCGAAAGCCGACACGGTTTGCTTGTGGCCTGGGTTGACCATCAACACCTTGGGATTGCCGCCAGAAGCGTAAACTTCCTTAACGACAGTCTTCAGGACGCTTTCTTCAAACGTGCGGTTAGTACCGTTGGTACGCTGGTTAGTACCAGCAGAACCGGCAGAACCACCCGAACCGAAGTCGCCGTTAGTAGCCAGCCAGCACTGGAGGCCACCCAAGGTGCGAGCGGTGCTGGAGTTACCGTTGGAGGCGGCTTGGTTCGACAGCAGGGTCGTTTCAATGTCGCGCTTGATTTCAGCCGATGCCTTAGCAAGCTGATAAGCCTTTTCAGACTTACGGCCAGCCTTGTCAACAGCGTCCAGAGTGCCAGAGATTTTGATGGTCTTCTGGAAAATCTGAGTGCGGTTGCCAACACGGGTAGTCGGCGACATGGTAGCGTCAGAAGCAGTAGCGCCTTCAACAGCAGCATTGTTCAGCGTAGCAGCGGCCAGGCTGTCGGTCTGCCACTCGTGCAGAACGGCGGTTGCCTTGGTCTTGCCGATAGACGACATGAACGGGGTGTCGGTGGGAGAGATGTTATAGATAACATCAGACAGGTCTTCACGCTGACCAACAGCGGTGTAGGTTTGGTAGGTTGCCATTTCAAAACTCCAATATCAAAGGAATCGTTCCAAAAGCGCAGCAGCATCTTTGACTTTACCAGTCTGTTTCAGCCGTTGCGACAACTGTTTATCCTGCTGAGACTTCGTAGGCGGCACTGAAGTTCCAGATTTAAGCATCTTAGGAGCCTGTGAAACCTTCTTCTGGATTTCAGGTTTCGACTTCTGAAGTTGCTCAAACTTCATTGCTTTATACAAAGCTACAACAGCGCGATGGTCATAAACTGAACCAAGTTCCTCATCTGACCAGCCTTGAGATTTTGCGTATTCGCGGATTTGTTTGCGAACCTCATCACCTTTTGGCGTGGACAATTCAGGAATCGCCGCACTCAGCTTTTGGGCTTCGGACTTGAGATGGTTTTGCAGTGACTGCTGTTGCTCGGCTTGTTGCTGTTGGGCAATGCGTTGCTGTTCAGCGCGTACGACTGCAAGTTGTTTCTCGCGTTCGGTGCGTTCTGCGACCTTCACGGCATAGCCAATCGGGTCGGATTCCTTGAGGGCTTCTAGGTTTTCTCCCTGATCCTGCTGACTCAAAAATTGATTGAGTGCTTGCAGTTTCTGGGCGTATGCCTGTCGCTCTTGTTTCACTTGCTCAAGATGAACTCGCTCGGCTTCAATCGCCTTACGCTGTTCAGCAAGAGCCTGAGACTTCTTCGTGTAATCTGCGGTTCGCTGGTATCCATTGATGAGTTCATCAATATCTACCTCGATTTCCTCACCGTCTACCTTGGCCTTATATCGAGGCTTTGGCTGTTCCTCTACTTCTTCTTCAGCGTATTCGGCTTCAGTTTCAGTAGATTCTTCTACGGCTTCCTCAGTCGCCTGGATTTCCTCCGGTTGGCCTTGTTCGGCTCCATCGTCACCCATCAAACCAAGAAACGCAGAGGCGGCTTGATTCACGTTCAGGCTTTCACTCCCTTGCGGGTTGGTGTTTTCCATGTGTCATCTCAAAAATCACTGGAACCGCCAGCACGGGTGAGTTTCCTCACAGAATCTTGAATCTCTTTTCTCGGATTTGCTTTTCGGCTGCGATGCCTTGCAAGTGTCCGACAATGAGATCAATCGTTTTGATGTGCTTGTAAGCGTCTTCCCTTACATCCACATCTAACGGACTTGAACTAATTATTACACCAATCTGCTGTTTTTTCAAATCTTCAATGACTTTCTTGAAAAAGTCATCATTCAGCAGGTTTTCAGCCCACTGAGCCTGGGTTAACTTGTCCATACTGTCCTTGTATTCCTGAAATAATGTCGCCAATGGTAAGCCTTGGGCCTTGGTTTCCCTGCAAAGCATTTACCAAATCTGCATACGACATTCCAGTTTGTTGCGGCTGGACAACTGGAATTTGTGCAACTG